GATTTTAAAACCCCTGAAAGCCGTCCTTCGTCCAAAAGGCTTGCGCCGGCTGAGCCGTTCTCATTTTACTCAGAAATTAAAATCTGAGAGAACTATAAAAGCTCTCTCAGATTGCAAATTATTTAACCATTGTCGAACCCGATTATCGAAATTGTTAAGAACCCAGATTGTGAAGAAGGACTGCTCCCGTAAATTAATGTTAAAGCATAGTTAATTCCGGAGGTATTCCAATTTTGAATATTTGTTTGATTGCCGATATAACCAATCAGGTGTCCGTCCCCACTAGCATTAGCAGTTCCAAACAGATAAATAGCCATCTGGAATTTTTTAGGGATTTGGATATTCATCCAAGAACTATTTGCAATGTGATTGTCAGTCACATTCATAGTAATGTTTGAAAGATTTATCAGGGCAGTAACCAGGCTCAAACCGTTTCCAAGCATTGTTTTTTGCCATAATACGCCGTTAACAGTTTCGTAAATGGGCATTATGCTTGAATTTCCCGCATACGAGTTTGCAATGAAAGCCGCATAGATGGGAGTAAGGTAATTATAAGCGGCAAGGCTATAGTGATAATTTCTAGTATTTCCTCCTCCTGTAAAGCCTACATCCGCCCATTTATTATAATCCGGATTGTAGTCCGCTAATGCCAAGCTAATTCCGGAATCATTATAAGCGTTGAAACTAGGAACTCCAAGGGAATTAGATGCTCTAATTACTGCATCTACGTAGGCGTATTCAGTAAGTCCCAAGTCATTCGTGTCGTCATAACGGTGGCAGGTAGTAATTGTAAGAATTTTACAGCTTGCGCCGTATTTTGATCTTACCATTTTAATGATGTTTTTGGTAGCTCCAATTACCTGGTTATTAGCATCTGAATTAGTAGAACCTAATGGTGCATTTTGATTTTTGTCGTTTGCTCCTCCGGAAAGGATAAAATAATCACAAGTTGGTCTTTCAGCCAAAATACTAGGTACTCTATTAATCATGTCCGTATCAAGGCTTCCACTGCCACCGCTGCAAATCTTTGAACCAGACACACCGTAGTTATAAGTTGTGCAGTTGTATCTTTCAGCAATTTGTTCAACCCAAGTATGTCCAAGCGCTTCTCCATTTCCAATAGTAAGAGAATCACCTACCACAACAATCGTCTTACCTTTCAATCTAGTATATACATCGTCAAGTTCTGGAAGTTCTTTGATACTTTCCTGGATTTGATTTACTTCTGCTTCTGTAGTATCCTGCCTTTCGGAAACTTGTGCTACTTCCTGGCGGTATTGTTCTACTTGGGCGTTATAATTTCCGGTTAACGCCCAGTAGGTAGTATTGTTAATATCAATGCCTGCCGGGACAAAGGTGACACTTGTGTAAGAATTACCTTGATTCGTTACAATTACCAGAGGTTCATAGGTTTTAGAATTATCCCATTCTCCGCCGAATATTGGAACATATCTTGCTCCAATATAGGTATTGTACTTTGGATTAGTTGGATTCGCCATCATAATTCCTCCCATATAATATTAAGCACAATGCGGTGCTTTCGCTTTCGTGATTGTATATTTGTATAATTTCATTTAATTCTTTTAGTTCGTTGAATTTATCACTAATTTCCATTTTACCACCTCAGGACTAAGTGTCCGTACAACTGGTTATTAGGGTCTACTATTGTGTCAAATTCTATAAAATCCCAGCTTTGGGGGATATATGCACAAAAATATCCATCTTGTGTAAGACCAAAGAAAACATATTTTACCATCCCAGCAATTATTTCCGGCATATTGTTGTCAAGCCATTGTGTCAAGGCATCAATATATAGGCTCGAATATTCCCCATTTTTGATTTTATCAAGTTCACTTTTAATAAAATCAACATCTTTTTGCATCTGCTCCAGTGAGATGCCATATGCTTCTAGTTCTTCGTTAAAAAATTCCTGATTAGCTATCATGTCATTTATGTAATTTACTAATTTGCATAAAACTTCATAATAGCTAATAGAATCATCATAAATTAATGGAATCACTTTTTGGCACCAAAATTTAAACGATTGTAGCGGTTTAAATTCTCCCATTTTACCTCCTTTAATAAATGAGCATGAATAGGTCTGCTAGTTCCTCAATTACCATTTTGTCTATATTAATTAAACTTTGTCTATATTCAAGCATCATTTCGGTTAGACTTCTTCCGCCGGATGCACCTTTTCTAGTTTTGTCATAATTATCATCAATGTTGGTATTTAGTGTAGTTTCTGTATTTTGTTTAACCGTGGTTGTATTATTTGTGTCATTATTAGAATTAATATTTATAGTGTTGTTTTTTGTAATATCGTTATTTTGTGTTCCATCTACCATTCGCGTGCCGTAGTCTATATTTGCATAATTTGCTTGTGGAAGATCGGATTCAAGTGAATGGGTATTTCCAGTTTGGTTTTCCGTCCCATTCTGATCTTGTTTAGAAGTAAAAGTGTCATTTCCATCATCAGTTGTTGTTGAATCTAAGCTCCCTGAATTTGTCCCGGTATTTTTTCTTTGATAAATATATGTCTCAGTTATGTCTGTGTCTGAAAGATAATTGAATTTGTTGGCAATAGTCTCATATAACTGATTATAGTAAGGCATGATTAAATTCAAGCGTTCTTCAAGGTATAATTTCCACAAACCCACGGTCTCAAGGCCAATTTCTTTATTAAAATAATGAAGGAGTATTTTTTCTTCTAGTGTTTGTCTATAGTCTTCTGTCCATATAGGAAAAGAAAAATTAAATATTTTAGGCGCTGCTAAACTTATTCTTTGGCGAATGCTCATATCTTCATTATCTATTGTTGCCATTTCGATAATGAATCTAAGTTGTGTAGTATACTTACTCAATTTCTTCCCTCCCTTTCTCTATATTTTCTTTAATGGTATAGCTGTCAGAAATAACCGGCTTAATATTTTGCCTATAATCAACCTCGATATTAGTTCCGAACATTGCGTTTATTTTATCGACTGCCTGCCTGCGTGAATTAAGCATTACATTTCTTTGTGCTTCTACATTCCCTAGATTTCCCAATGTTTCAGATGCTACCATTCTTTCTTTTTTGTCCTGATTGATATTGTCAATTCCTAGGAATGTCATAGCTTCATTCCAGATTTGATGTTTAAGAAGTTCGAGCTTATCTGAAACAAAGGGGGCAGTTGTGTCTAGTGACTTAATTCCGTCAAAGTCTAAATTTTTATCTCCAAAAATGAACGGTTCATTCCCGTCATATTGCATATATAAGTTTTTCATTGTAAGTCTTTGTTGTTCACTTGAAAGGATCAGTTTAGGTGTTTTCTGCCCCTTGACATTAACATCGATTGCACGTTCGATTTCGTACAGTCTTCTTGCAAACAACTCAATCGTCAAAACAGTGGGGGTATGTAAATAGTTATTAAAAATTAATACACTATCCGACGTATCACACATTTTTTGGTAACCATTAACAGCATACGCTCTGCGGGTCACAGGTATTCTATAAACATCTAACTGTCCGCCTATTGTGCATGTAAGTGCCAAGTTACCTATAAATTCGTCATTGAAATAGAGGCAATATCCGTATTCAAATAAAGTAAGCTCAAGAAACCTCTCATCAACGGTGGGCGGAAGATTTTTCCATTCGAACACATTAAGCGCTAATTCGGTTAACCTATCATAATAATCTGTAAACGTTTTATTGTTGATATCAGCGCTTTGCCAATATTTTCGTTTGTCCCACCTCTTGTTTTTAGCCATTTTAACCTCCTATCGGCGAATTATTTCGCGAATAGTCACCAATATATTCTCCGTGCCAGAATGTCACACCGTTGTCATACACTTTTTTCATTCTTTCAATATCTTCAAATGGTACACTTCCGGTTATTTTAGAATTTCTAGTTTTTACATAATTCCATGAAGTCCGTGTATTAATATTCGGTACTTTTACTTCTTCTGTAGCGTACCCATACACAGTAAAATAGTCGTCAATAATTTTTGCATAATCTTCTCGTATGTGACGCTGATAAAAGTAAAAATTTTTTTCTCTAGTTCCTACAAGAGTGTTACTTCCCTGCGCTCCTCTGCTTTGATCTGCTTTGTAAGAAGCCATAACGAAATTATTTATGTTGGAAGCAATACCAAGAAAACCGCCAGCAACTGCCATCGGATTTCCTGTAACAGTTCCCCCTACTACCGCCAAAGCACTTGTAGCGGCTGATATAAATTGGCTATTTCCGTTCTGGGCTAACCACGCTCTAAACGTATCGATTGAAAATCCAAATTGAGGAAAACCGCTTAATGCCAATGATTCATCGATATTAAACTGCTGGTTATTATACGCGATTGGCTCAAGTACAATTTCGGGATTGCACCCCATAGCGCATTCGACCACAAAAGCACTGGTATCACCTTGGAAATATTCATATCTATATTTTGCGGAAGCCCCATCACTGGTTGTTACCAGCAAGAAATTATACGGATATGTCAGTAATTTTTTGTTGATAGGTGTATAATTTCCTAATGAAGTTTGTTTTTTATTTACTTCGTATCTTTTCATTACGGGTGTTGTACCAGTGGTATAAAAAATGCTTGGCATTATGAATGTTGATGTGATTGAATCAGCTTTATTGGCTTTCACTGCACTGTCTAGGAAATCAAGGACAGTTTTTACCCCGGCATCATCGTCTATCAGTCCAGCCACATAGGATAACCCGCTAAATGTACCGCCGAAATAACCCCCCGCTTCACCACTAGGATCATAAGCTGTAGCTATTACAGCCATATAACTATCAAAAAATGGGGTTTTTTCGCCTGTTTCATTCACATATTCGCCAAGGTCAACATTTTCAAGAACCATGTTATCCCCCACATTGTCAGTAGCACTATGTTCTCTTTCAACATAACATGCTTTCAATGTAACGTCAAACATCCACGTTTGCATAATATCTATTTCAAAATTTACTTCGCACATATTAACGTTTATAAATTTAATTTCTGTAATAAATGCGTAAAACCATTTAGTATTAAAATTGGCATTTTGAAACATAATATAATTGCAGTCGTATAAATTATCGGCAGTATTTGGAATTCTTATCGAATTTTGCAACCTAACAGGGCCTAAATTTGAATATGTGTATTTTGTTTTGCCCTGGAAATAAGTTGTTTGTGCACTTATTGATGAAAAGTCCATCGTATCGGTATAGCTTGAATCTAGTGGCACTTCTTTTAATATTCGGACGTTTGTTAAAGGCGTCATAGGAACTACATTCATATCTATTACTCCTTTGATGGGAGGGCATTAAGCCCTCCCGTAAATTTTAGCTTACTGTAACACTGGCCGTTCCACTTTTTGTAGTATCATACGTAGAAGTTGCAGTAACCGTGATATTTGTGCTTTCATCTGGTGCTACAGTCAGCAGTCCATTTTCGCTAATAGTCGTTGCAGACGAGGTATTCCCTGTAATAGACCAGGTAACAGTTTTAGGAGCAAAGCCCGTAGATACAACGTTAGCGGTAAACTGCTGAGAAGTGCCTTTAGCAACTGTTGCTGTAGCCGGTGCTACCGTCACACTAGTAATACCTGGCTGTTCTGTGGTGAACAAAATAGCATTTGAAAAAGGCGAAGTAGAAAACGTCTTCCAAACGTGGTAGAAATAATTCCAGTAAAGCCCCTGCGGATTGTAAATCTCGGTCATATTATAATAATTATCGAAGATCATGAACCAAGATTCATCAACCATCAAACCCTTAATGTTTTGCAACTGGGTCATTTCCGCTTCCGTAAAAGGAGTATAGTCGGTGAACGGGTCGTCTGCAAAAATCTCCGCAAGTCTTTCTTCGTCCAGATTTCCAAAGCCATCCACAAGTACCTGTCTTCCAAGAAGTTCGGCCTTATTCATATTGAATGAAAGCGCCAATACTTCTACATCGAATACGGCGGCAATGTCAGTGGTCAAAATCATGTAAAGATACCGGGGATCCGTGTACGTTCTAACACCTGCATAGTTGTAATCAGGCGACATAAACGAAAGTTTGCGGGCAAGACCTACCATAGTGGTAGTGACAGCCCTAGCGTTATCTGCTGTTACTTCGGGGATAGACTGGGAATAAATATTTCCGTTCAATGCTTCCTTAGCAATCATGTATTTCATTACCAGGAATTCGTCATAATTTGCTCCCGTGTATACCTGTTCAATGATACGACCAATCAGATCGGTGATGCCCTGCCAAGATAGGAATGCCTGTCTAAGCTGATCATTACTAACAGTAGTAGGGTAATATTTCTGATAATTCATCGAATGAAAGGCGGCTTTTACATCGGGTATTCTTCTCTTAAAAACTTCACTTTCCGCCAACACTGGGTCAAACTGGTAAGGTTTTGCAAGACTCACAAAAATTTCCTCAATCGTCTCTCCATATTCAAGCAAACCCTTTTTAAACCCAGCCCAGGGATTTTCATAAAGTCGGGACGTGATAATCACGCGGCCGATTCTATTTACCAGTGCAGATAAAAAAGCGTTCTGCAATGGCTGATAAGTCATAATGACGTCCCCGATTCCTCTTAGGCTCATGAGAGAATCCTGTGCAGAAGCTCTCATACCATTAGGGAGTACATCCCCCGCTTTAACTGCTTTTGGAACCTGGGAAGCATAATCCCCGCCGATCTCATTTCTAGTTACATTAAGAATATCCGCACTGTTCATGCTGTCCAAACTAGCGACTTTTTTAGGAATAGTAGGCATTTTAACCCTCCGTTCTTTCTAATAATTCATCAAACGTCTGTTTCTCTCCATCACGTCTGACATCTTCCTCGGTTTCTTTCATGATCTCCTTATACTCATCGGTTTCTTTCACATCCCTGCCACCGAAAAAACGGTCAATATATCGGCGCTTCATTTCTTCGTAACGCCCGCGCCAATCTTCAGCAATCTTGTCCTCTTCTCTTGGGGTATAAATACTTTCGGAATCTCTTCCCGAATATTCGTATTCGTCCCTGTCTTCCCCATCATAGACTTCGCCATAACGTTTTAAAATTCCTTCTCGTTCGTCGAAATCATCTTTCAATCTCTGGATATCTTTTTCCATATCATCGGTAAGACCTCCCGTTTCCATGATGCGCCTTAGAATTTTATCCATTCCGCGTCTGCTTAAAATTGCCATGTGTGCTCCTTTCTAAATAAAATAATCAAAACCTCTGTACATATATAAAGGCATCCGAGAAGAGTAATTATCAACAATGGGTGGTACCCAAGGGTTAACCGTTTTTAAAAATTCGTACCATTGTCTTGCGTATTCTGCCCTTTCGGGGTGTGTACTTCCGGGTCTCTCATAGTTCGCTTCGAATGCCAACGCAAGATAACCAGGGTCTTCATATGAAGAAGCCCATTCATCCCATGTTATACGGTAATTCGGGGTTTGATACCATTGCGGCTCTATTCCCCAGTCGTGTCTTCCGGTGGATTGTTCAAACTCTGCATAGACAGCGTTTAACTGTTTGTCACCGTCCCACCAATCATCATGATTTCCGTATACAGCATCTAAGACTTTATATAAATCTTCGGGGGGAGTCCATTGTACTAAACCATGTCCGGTACCTCCTATCTCTATTAATCGTGGATTAAACGTGCTTTCTTGTTGTACATTCCCACAAAATCCTGCGATAGCTTCTAATGACCACCCTTTATAATAAAAGAAACCATAGATACATTGCGCGTTATTCTTTTGGCTTGCGTACGGAAGATACTCACTTTCTCCGCCGTATATCCATTCATATTTTCCACTTGCTCCTTCCCCAAAACGATAGTTATGTCTCCAAGCAATAGAGGAAGGAGTGGTTCGAATTGAAACTTGATCCGGAAGAGGCGGTTTTGATGAGTGTGCCCCCATAGTCAAATTACCCTGATATACCATTTCGGTATGATTTGTTATATTGGGGTTGCTTACTAATATATCTCCCGGTAACCATGGTTCTTCGATCGGTATTAATTGAAATCCTAAATCAACTAGCACTGGTTCCATGCTATAAGTTGTGAACGGCCATGTTTCACCGCCATTTGCTTTAACCACATCGAACCCGCCATTCATCAAAGAATACCAGATAATGGATGAACAATCATAGTATATGATTCCGTTCACTGTTTGTTGGTCTCTGTATGCCTGGGAATAACCTACATTAGGAGCGTTACACACATCTATCATCCATTGATATGAATTACTAATATCCGGCATTAATCAATTAAACTCTTTAATCCAGCTTCCCAGGCAAGTGGCCCCACATTTTCGGGGGTATCGTAAATACCGTTTCTTTCCTCAAATTCAATCGTGGCTTTTTCTGTGTCAGGGCCAAACCTCCCATCACAATCACAACCGATGATTGCTTGCCATACTTTAACGGCCCTAGGAGATTGGTAATCTTTATTTTTCTGGTTTATTCTTGGAAGTGTTTTAGTATCAATCATTGTAGTTTCCTTTTCTGTTGGTTTATCATTTTTAAATTTCACTGCTCTTCTTACACAAATAAGACCTTTGTCTAATTGAGCTCTATTATAGCAGTAGCTTTCGATATTTTTTAACGTTGGCCCAACTCCAGAACCATGCCCGCACAGCATGTTGTTACCAACATACATCTCTACATGACCCACTTTTTGGGGGTAAGTTGAAGAATTTGATCTAAAAAATAACAAGTCACCTTTTAGCATTTTTTCTTCGTCTGGAACTCCATTGATTACAGAAACTTTAACATCATATAAATTAGTCGAAATAATTTGTTCGCCTGTGTAATCACCAATGGAAATTCCAATTTTGTCATAAGCCCACCACATTAGGGAAGAGCAGTCGCTATATCCATTGTCAACTTCATATCGTTTATCACTTTGAGTATAACTATTTTTATGCAATCTGGAAGTAACTAAATCAACTAATCCATTTCTTTCTTTTTCATACATTATTGTCACCGTCAATCCTATCACAAATTTTCTGTAACGCCAAAGTGTTGTTGTTGATAGCTTCTGTAAACTTGTCAGTCTCACTTTTATGCAAGGCATTAATATTTTCGATCTCTTTTCGATGAGATTCATTGATAGTCTTAATATACCATGCCATTACAAGGCACATTACAATAGGGAATCCTACAGTAGTGACAGCTTGTAGAATTGTGTTAATATCCAAAACAATTTACCTCCTTTCGTTTTCTTTTATTATATCACACATTAGCTAAAATTGCAACCAAAATCTCTTTACATTGATTAAAAAATATGCTATAATAGAAAGAAAAGGAATAATTATGGAAAATAAAACTTACTATGACGGTACAAAACTATTATCTTTGAAAGACATTAACGGTAATACACCCGAATTATATATTTGTACATCTAATAGAACCGCAGGTAAAACAACTTATTTTGAAAGACTGTGTGTTAACCGTTTTTTCAAATATAATGAAAAATTTTGCCTAATATATAGGTATCAATACGAGTTGGACGACTGTGCGGATAAGTTTTATAAAGATATTTCAGAATTATTTTTTCCTGGTACAATTATGGAATCCAAAAGAAGAGCAAATGGAATATACCATGAACTTAACATAGACGGAAAACCATGTGGATATGCTGTTTCTTTAAACAGTGCTGATCAACTTAAAAAATATAGCCATCTTTTGAGCGATGTGCATCGCATGATCTTTGACGAATTCCAGAGTGAGACAAACCGTTACTGTACCGGAGAGATTAAGAAATTTCTATCTGTACATACTAGTATTGCCAGGGGACAAGGAAAGCAGATTAGATATGTCCCAGTTTTTATGATAAGTAATCCAGTAAGCTTAATCAATCCCTATTATACCGAATTAGGTATAAGCAGTAGATTGAATGATCAAGTAAAATTTCTGCGCGGTGATGGATTTGTGCTGGAACAAGGTTTCAATCAAAATGCCAGCGAGGCCCAAAAACTGAGCGGAGTTAATCGCGCGTTTGCCAAAAATGAATATACCGATTACGCGTCCGAAGGTGTGTATCTGAATGATAACGCCGCTTTTGTTGAAAATCCAAAAGGTAGATCCCGTTATATCGCTACCTTGAAATATGACGGAAGTAATTATGCTATTCGCGAATATGCGGATTATGGCTTCATGTATTGTGATGATAAGCCCGACAATAGCTTTCGATTTAGAATAACTGTTACAACAGAAGATCACGATATTAATTATGTGATGCTAAAAAATAACAGTTTATTTGTAAGCACAATGCGCTATTATTTCGAAAAAGGATGTTTCAGGTTTAAAAATTTGTCGTGCAAAGAAGCATTATTGAAAACAATTTCATATTAGTATCTACTTTGGTATTCTTGTCTGTTACCTTGGGATAGCATACGTGAAAGATCGTACCCGCGGTTTGCCGTGACGCTACACGCTTTCAGGAAACCAAAGTTAAAGATATAGAAGAGGAGAATGTATATTCTCCTCTTTGCTTATCTCATCTCATAAGTTCCGTCCAAAAGAACAATCCCTCCGTTAATTCTTTTTGGCTGTAATTTACCCGGAACTTTCAGTCCGACATTAAAATCTTCTAAAGTTCTTCTTGTGCTTAAAAATTCTCTTTCCTCTTCAGTCAATCCTTCTTCCATTTCTCCTCTAACTGATTTTTCGAAAAGTTTTTTGCACTTATCAGGCATACCAGCACATTTTATATCGTAATGCGGCTCAACTTCTTTTTCGTCTTCATGAGTGACATGCTCGATATAAGTTTTTTGGCGTGTAAAAAATGCTTCATCCCAATAAGATTCCAATTTCCAATTACAAAAATCATAAGGATGAACGGGAACTCCTTTTAACTCATTTTTTTCTAAATCACAATGAATAGAATCGGTGTCTGCATATATGAATCCCCGCTTATCTGGGCCGTAATAGTTAAGTTGTGCGGCGCGAATGGTAAAATTCCTGGCGTACGAAGTTATGGCAGAACCAACCGGAATATACCCTGGAACTTTGGAAAACTCAGGTATAGCCATAAATCCTATAACGCCATTTTCTTTAATATAGGCTAATTTAAAAGATGAATTTGTTGATGATGCCATCTTTCCATATAAATTGTTTAAAAATAATTTTGCTTCTTGTTTCTTTGCTCCTTTATTTTCAATTTTAATTTTTTTGAATTTGTTTATGTAAGTATCGAACAACCCTATTTCAGAATAAAACCAACAACCTGATATAATTTCAAAATCTACTGCTTCATAATGCTCCAAAAATAAATAGTAATCCGTCATAGTAAAAGTAATTTCAACTGCTGTCGATTTAACATTCCCATTTTCATCGATATATTCGGAATAGTATTCACCTGTTTTTGGATTTAAAATATCACTTGTTTCTAGTGATTCATTTCCGCGGTACGAAAAAGAATGTTTAATTTGTATAAATGGCAATTTGTTTGGCTTAATATAAAATCTGGTTTTAACTCGTACGAAAAAATAGCGATTGTCATAAAGGGCATCGTCTGGAATAAAATTTCCTTTCCAAAAATGTGGCTCGCCTACTGGATATCTATTTCCGCTTTCTGAGCTCATCATCGACGGGTATAAGGAATTTACATCCGCTGTCAATCCCTTCCTGAATATTTTACCTTCTTTTCCTTTTACTAAATAACACCAACCTCCTCTATATGACTTTAAAACATAATCGCCTGCATTCTTAAAACCAAACTTTTCCTCTGAAATTCCAATTTCATAAATATTCGGAAAAAACATATTATAGTCTTCTTTTCCAATCATGTTCTTGTATTCTTTTAGACAACAGGAACCTATAGTGAGTTGATTGTGGCCTTCATCAAACATTATTTCAAGAGCTTCCTTTACAACAAGCACGTCATTAGATATATATTCTTTCTCTTCATCTGTAATTTGACAACCTGGAAACCTAACACCTTTATATTCCATGTCAAGTTTTTTACGTTTAGTACCAAAAGATTCGCCTATTTGTTTAACAGAAAAAGGAATTAATTTTAATGAATCTCTTATTTCTATTATTTTATCATGTGTTTTAATTATTATAGTATACCAGTTTCCTTTATCTGAAATCGAATATTTGAATGTATTATTTTTCATATCCTTTTCGTTCATCCACTCAACTCTCAGGGGGTCATCGGATAATTTAATATACGCCTGTTCAAATTTTAACTCAGTAAGTAAAAATGACAACCAAAAAGAACCATCGAATTTCAGATTGTGATAATATATAATTATATTCCCGGAAAGATCTCTCAAATAATCAAAAGTTTCTTCTATTGACCCAAAAATTTCGACCTTCTCAGAATACAATTCAACACAGGCAGAAGCCCAAACGTCTGTACGCTCCTGTCCCTCATATACAGTGGTTTCGAAATCCCCCATAAAATAACGGTACTTTCTTGGCTTCATATATCATACCCTAACTCCTCGGCTTCAAATTGATCCATTAAATCACTTTTTCTTTGATCAGATAAATCCGGTAAATATTCCATCATCGACGCCGCATATTCCGTAACAGCAGTTTCGCTATCATAAGATACCCGATTTAAATACTCATGGAAAACATCTGGGGAATTTGTTAACATTGTAGCAACCGCCCCTGTACCGGCTTGCTGAATTAAGGCATTAATCCATGAAATTAAACGTTCAGAAATTGATCTCGGAAAACCTAAAATATAGTTCTTAAAGTTTTGAATTATGGTATCTTGATATTGACCAAAAGTCATTGCGTTCTCACGATTATTACGTCTAGTTTCAGCAGCTTTTCTAGCTCGCTCACGAGCTGATTCAATACGAGCTTCCTGGCCCGGAATTATTTCACCTGTTTCTGGATAAAGACGGACTGTGAACTGGTATAAGTCTTTAGGCTTTATACTTTTAAGACGCTCTATCGCCTTTTTAGTGACTCTTTTAGGCATTTCAAAGGAAATGTCCTCTTGAAATACATAACCCGCCTTTTCTATTCTTCGAATAGCTCTATTTAGGCGGGTGATTTGTTTTCTATACTCCCGTTGATTAGGAGTCAATTTTTTACGTTTAGCCATATTATCTCCTTTTACAAGGCCCCCCTCCAAAACGGAGAGGGGCTGGAAATTTAAGGGGGGTGAGAAATGGAAATAAACTAAATCACGGAGCAAGTAAGAAATTCTTTGCCTGCATAATTTTTGGACTTTCTACGGCCTACTTTGATAGACCAGTCTTCATCACAATCCTGCATATCTGAGAAGATGTCAACGAATGCGCGCCAGAAAGAAGTGGAACCAGTTACATAGCGATTTCCTTCATCGTCAATAATAACGTAATTTTCGTAGTCCTTATCCTGGGCCTTTTCGTTGTGAATGGACAAAATCACATAAGCCACAGGCTTAAATGTGAGTTCCTCAAGAGACTGAGAAAGTTCGTCCAATCTTCCACATTCTGTGAGGTCTTTGAGCTTGACCATTTCTTTTTTGGAGAGTTCCTTGGACGCTTCTTTGATTGTTACTGAAAATTCTGACATTGTTTAGTCCTCCTTTTTGTTGTCGTCTTCTTTTTCTTTAATTTCTACAGAATAAGCCATGAAATCGTTCTCAGACATTCCGTATTTTTTGGAAACTGTTTCTTTTAAGGTTGCGTGCACGCAGGTGATTTCTTCGTTGTCCTTGGTTGCGTTAATCTTCTTTACGGCGTCTTTAGGAGACTTAAAGGGGCCGGGGATGGCAATAAGTTTCTTTTCGTATTCGCCATCGATTGTTACAAAGAGTGCTTCTACTAAGCAAGTTTCGATTGTTCGGGTTACCATTCGCATTTTCATTTTTAATGCTCCTTTCGTTGGTTGGCTTCATATCTTGGTAAATTTATTATAGCATAAATTGGTCAAAAAAGCAATGGATACACAATAAATAAAGTTAATTTATTTAATGTTATTTGTCATAAATTCTAACATTTTCTCGTCGTCGGCATAAACTTGCTTTGCATATTGAAGCAATAAATTGTCCTGTAGTTTGGACGTCACGTAAGTGTTTCTATCTTGGAGCAAGTGCCATAATTCAATAAATTCTGTAGTTTCAAGTTCAAATTTTACCAACACGCTATAAGCGGCCCTCCTTTAATTCGTTCAGATATTCGTCAACTTCATCCGGCAACATCTGATTCAGTAATCCTGCTTCGTAGGCGGCCATCTCAAGGCTAAATCCCAGAGATGTCAGCCTTTCAATATCTTTAACAAATTCTTCACTAACGGTATTCAATTAAACTACCTCCTAAAATTAAACAGATCAAATCACATTCCTGATCAATGGTAATACCAGTTTTCTTACGAGTTTCACTGGCCGCATTAAAAGTATCAAGGCCCTTGTTCATATACTTCAAGATAGTAAGCAATACTTCGTCGTATTTCTGCTGTGTCATGCCAAGCTTTACATGAATTTTACTCATCCTCTTTATCCTCCAATCTTCTTTTAATTCCCTCATACATTTCAATAGTTGCTTTGATTACAGCTCTTCTTTCCTTTCGTTTTGTTATTTATCTTTGTTACAACTATATAATAACATTTTATTAGATATATGTCAACACTT